GTTAGAAACTTGATGGACACAGAAGAATATCGTAGTGTATTTACAGATGTTAAACTCAGTCAAGACAGCAAAGCGGCAGGTCGTTGGGAAACTAATCATGGCGGTGAGTATTTCGGTGCTGGTGTCGGCGGTGCTATTACTGGTCGTGGTGCTGATCTACTTATTATCGATGATCCTCATTCCGAACAAGACGCAATGTCAACAACAGCAATGGATAATGCATGGGAGTGGTATACATCTGGTCCACGTCAACGTTTGCAACCTGGCGGATCAATCGTCTGTGTTATGACCCGTTGGTCAGAAAAAGATCTGACCGGAAACTTAGTAAGAGCCATGGGCGAAGTTAAAGCAGACCAGTGGGATGTAATAGAGTTTCCTGCAATACTGCCTAATGAAAAACCTGTGTGGCCTGAGTATTGGAAGTTAGAAGAGTTAGAATCTGTTAAAGCATCCTTAAGTGAGCGTAAATGGCAAGCCCAGTGGCAACAGAACCCCACAGGTGAAGAGGGAGCAATTATCAAACGAGAGTGGTGGAAAGAGTGGGACTCTAAAGAAATACCTATGCTTCGTCACATTATACAAAGCTATGATACAGCATTCACTAAGAAAGAGTCTGGTGATTATAGTGCCATATCTACTTGGGGTGTATTCTATCCTGACGAAGTGACACCAAATATAATATTGTTAGATGTCGTCAAAGATAGGCTAGAGTTCCCTGAACTAAAAAAGGTTGCTATGGAGCAATATAAATACTGGGAACCGGAGTCCGTGATCATCGAAGCAAAAGCCTCGGGCCTCCCGCTCATACAAGAATTACGTCAGCTCGGTATACCCGTTATCAACTTTACACCTAGCAAAGGCAATGATAAGTTGTCCAGAGTGCACGCTGTTGCGCCCGTGTTTGAGAGCGGAGCAGTATGGGCACCAAAAGAACGCTGGGCTGAAGAGATGATAGAAGAATGTGCTATGTTCCCACACGCAGAACATGACGACCTTGTCGACTCCATGAGCCAAGCATTACTAAGGTTTCGAAAGGGCAACTACGTTGCACTGACAGATGACTACGAAGATGAGCCCACGGACCACGGACAAACGGAGTATTATTAATGGCCTATAATCCTTTTGATGATGTAATCTTAAATGACCCTGCATATAAAATGCAGATTGGTGGAGCCACACAAAATACCAATTTTGGAAGAGCTGTTTATCCAACTAAAAGACCTGATTACTCCCAAGAAACATTTAAACCGATAGCCTCAGCTATAGCACGAGGCTACAAACTGTTAACACCTGAACAAGAAACATTAGATCAAATAGAAAAAGATCAACAACTAAGATCCCTAGCTACACAACAAGCTTTTCAAGGTACAGAGTTTGATAAGTATGCGGGTGATTTTGATTTACCCTCAGCCATAAGCCAAGATCCAAAAGCAAGGGAACTTTTAATAAATGTTGGCTATCAACCTGAGGGGTTTGTAGAAGGTATGAGCCGTATAGGGCAGTTTCTATATGGTAATCAGAGAAAAGCTTTCGAAAAATTAAGAGATGGAGAACAACTTACTAGTGACGATAGGTTGTCCATAGCACTAGCACCACTTGACTCTTTAGACTTTTTGTTACCACCAGTAGCTATAAAAAAATTAGCAGGTCTAGGATTAAAGAATGTTAATGCAGTTTTAAAATCAACATCTGATTTACCTGAAGTGCAACAAATAAAGCAATTTTTTGGTGGCTCACCAGTTCCTTTAGTTCAAGACGCTGCGAAGGGACCACCAGGCATGGTCACCGAACCACGGATCGCACTGGCAAAAGAGGATGGCACGGGTTTATCAGGTCAAGCATTAGCCACAAAGGTAAGAACAGAAAACTTACAACAAAGATTATATGAGCCCTATAGAGAAATTTATACTAGATATACTAATCAAACAGACAACCCCTCAGCTAGAGGTTTTTTAAATTTTTTAAAAGATAATAACGTTCCACTAACTAAAGGGACATCCAAAGATCCTAGAGATACAAGTGACATTAGACACATTGAAAAAGCAGTTAATTTTTTAACAGAAGGTAAAGCAACATTAGGTGCTTTTAAAAAACCATGGGAGCTTAGAACAGAAGAGATTCTTAAAAACTCTGATAGACAATTATTAAATATAGAACTTAAAAGAAAATTAGCAGAGGAGGGCTTTGACATACCATTGACCTCCATAGGAAATTTTGTAAGTGGAAAAAAAATTGATACTGACGCAGCTAAAAACATAATCCAAGGTAGCGGCCTTACGGCAAATAGAAAATTAATTTTATCTGAATTAGAAAAATTAAGAGATGATTTAGTTGCTAATCCTGAAAAACAAGGCAAAGGTCTAAAACAGTATTCGATTGAAACGCCTGGTATGAAACAAGGCTCAAGAACTATTGGGTCTATCATTACTGACTATAGGGCAAAAGATAAATTAGAAACTACTCAACAAAATATTACAGACATTGTTCCTGCATCATTAATTGATGAAATAGAAAATCTTGTCAAAGTAGAAAAGGGCGAAGGTGTAAGATCTAAATTTAGAGAGTATATACCTTCACCAACTAAAGTTGTTGGTGGTGAACTACCACAAGCACAATCGAAAATAGCAGATTTGTTTAGAACACAATTCTTTTTACAAGATGAACAAGGAAAAGTGTTATACGATTTTAGAACTATTGAGGGTTTTGAAGACACCGCCAAAACTTATGGCATTCAGGCAGTGCCACCAAACGCAGAGAATGCTAGACAACTTAGATTAGACAATGCAGAACAAATAAAACAATTAGCTAAAGATATAGAGATACTACAAGCAAAAAACGGTTACCTTACACAATCACAAATACAAGGGTATAAACAAGTAATTGATGAGAGCAAACAATTATCAGAATATACAAATAATAAATTTAGACAGGTTTTAAATGAAAACCCTCAATTAAAACAAGTTCTCATAGATCAATACAAACAATATTACACAAAGTTTCCAAAAACAAAAATACAGGGCGGAAAAAAAGTAAACATACCCGTTGATGAAATGACAGAAGAAGATTTTATTAACGCAGCAGCAAAAACTTTTGACGGACACTTATCACACGTTTTTAGAATAGAAGACTTTCCTAGTAAAGGTAAGGGAATGTTTGCAATGGGTGATGTATCAAACTTAGTCAGATCTAATTATGGAATAGAAAATCTAGCTTTACAACAACGTGGTGAGAACGCAGTAGACGCAGCAATTGCTAGTATTAGAAAAAAATTAAATAAAAATAAAAATGCAGACATACAAAACGAGATAGATACCCTGAGGTATTTTGACAAATTATTTACACGTAAGGGTATGGCAATTTATAGAAGATTGAAAAAAAATAATCTAACCCCAGAAGTTATTTCACAGGTCAATGAATTACTTGGCAAAAATGTTGCCGGCACTATTAGAAAAGTTACAAATGTTGATGAGGATGTTTCAAAAAACTTTAATGATATTTTTTTAGGTTCAGAACAGCCTTTAACTTTACAACAAAACAAAGACAGATTTGATAGCTTAATGGATTATTACATACAGAATCCAAACGAGTTAAAAGTTTCAATGGATAGCAGACCAAGTAAAAAAGAAAATATAATTGAAACTTTTCCTGAAACACCGTACTTCAAACAAGGTTTTCTAAACGTTGCTACACCTAACATTGAACAGTTTACGACCTTTAAAAAAGGCGGTGTGCAAATGGCCATAGGCGGTCAAAACTTTACAGAGAATATAAACCAACAACAGTTTATACCTGATCCTGCTATTGATGGTGACAGTGCCTTTCAACAAGCAGTGAAGTCAGGTAATTTACAAGCATTAAACTTACCAAAAATATTTAAAGGACTAGGTGAAGCATTTGGTGTTTACACACCTAAGAAAGTTAGTAAGCCTTTAACTGATGAAATGTCTGCAGTTACACCTGTAACAAAAAGCGACTTTCCTTTACAATCATTCACCCTAGAAAAATTATCTAATTCAAAAACAAATCAAGCAAAACCTCAAGACTGGATTAACGAATTACAGGGTGGAGCAAACAAAGCTCCTACTTCAGAAATAGTAGACTCTGGCATATTTCAGTATCTGACTGATTATGAAAAATATTTTCCAGGTCAAAAAATATCTAAAGTAAAGCTTCTAGAGGTTTTTGAAAACAATCCTATATCAAATTTAAAAGTTAGAATTAAAGGTGCTGAAACAGGTGACCCAGCTTATGACAGCTACATGGGGACACCCAGACATAAGAATGTTGGATCAGCTTCTTTAGATAAAGCTGGTGAAGATTACAGAGAAGTAATAATAGAAGCAGGAACATTACCAGGACAAAAAACAGGCGAAGAGTTTATTAATAGCACACACTTTAATGAAAAAAATGTTTTAGCTTTTGGTAGAGTAGGGACATATAAAAATTCTGCAGGTGATAATGTTGCTGTTATACAAGAAATGCAAACTGATTATCTTACGCAGGTAAGAAAAGAACAAGAATTATTAGACGCAGAAATACTAAAACTAACTAATCAAAAAGCAAAAGCAGAGGAAAATTTAGCAAGATTTACTAATGAGTACGATAGAGAAAGCGCACAAAATATTATTGATAATGTGAATAGTAAATTACCTACATTATTAAAACTTCAGGAAAGTAAATTAATAAAACCTTACCCTAATGATGCTGGTGCTGAGTTAGTTCCAGCCTTAAACAAACAATTACAAGACCTACAATTACAGATTCGAGATTTAGCTATGCAAGGAGCTAGAAGGGAAAATCCTGAATTTGTCATGCAGATGAGCAGGTTAGAAGCAGAGCAAAGAAAAGTTTTAGATCAACTACTAGATTTAAATAGAGCATCGGAGTTTGATATATTGGCTAAAGATATAAAAATACCAGATCTGACAAACAAAGATGAGGTAGCACAATATGTTGCTGGAAATAGATCTTATGTTGATATGAAAGATTTAAGAACTTTTGCTCCAACACCCTTAAACAAACAAGGAGATTATGTTGATGCAATAATAAAAGCAGTAATTAAAGATGCAGAAAATAGAGGTATAAATAAAATAGCAATTATGCCTGCAGATGTAGGCGCTAATGCTAGATGGGGTAAAGAAAGCGAGGGTGCAAGAAAGAAATTCAGAAATCTTTATGATGGAGTTGGAATACAGACTTTAAAAAATATTGCAAAAAAATACGGTGGTAAAATTGAAGAAGAATTTATTATAGATAAAAATAAATCAGCGTTAGGGCTTAGATTTTTAAACAAAAATGTGGACGGCGATTTCCAAGTATTAAAAGAAAAAGAACTTGATCCAGACATGACAATTAGAAGAGCAGATCTAGGACCCTCTAAACCACCAGAGGGTTTCGATGCGTCATTTCTGAGTGAAGATATATTAAGAGTGGCAGAAGACTATGGACCTAATGAGGTAGTTTTTAGAAGAGAGATTGCACCTGGTCAGACTATGGAATATTTTGTAAATGTAACACAGGGTGATGTAATAGCTAAAAAATTTGACCTTGTGCCTTTAGGTGATGCAGATAGAGCAGAAAATGCCACAATTATTATTGAAGAGTTTAACCCACAAAGAGTTAAAATGAATGTGTTAGTTCTACCTGAAAGTAATAAAGATAAGCCTATGTACTTGTTTAAGAAAAAGAAAGGTGGAATTATGCTAGATGATAGGTTAGTTTCAATTACAGATATTTATGGTGATTATTAATGGCAGAAAAATTTGACAGCACTGCAGATGTGCCTTATTTGGCACGTGATGCAAAAACAGTTGGACCTGGTGGCGGAGAAGATTTACAAGCAGAGGATTTAGGCACAGAGGTAGATTTAGTGCAAACAGATGAGTCTCCTGACGTAGAAATCATGGATGACGGAGGTGCCACTGTAGGTCAGGAAGAAAAACCACCTGTAGCTTTTTTGACAAACTTAGCAGAAGTTTTAGATGAGGCTTACTTACAATCTTTATCAAATGATTTATTAGAAAAATTTGAAAATGACAAAAGCTCTAGAGAAGAGTGGGAGCAAGGTTATACAAAAGGATTAGACCTTTTAGGTTTTAAATATGAAGAACGAACTAGACCTTTTAGAGGAGCGTCTAGTGTAAATCACCCTATGCTAGCTCAAGCAGTTACTCAGTTTCAAGCTATGGCTTATGTTGAGTTACTTCCTAGTGACGGTCCTGTTAGAACGCAAGTCGTAGGTGCAAACTCTGAGCAACTACAACAAGCAGCAGAGCGTGTAAAGGACTACATGAATTATGAAATAACTCATGTCATGGAAGACTACAATCCAGAGATGGACCAACTTTTATTTCAATTACCATTATCAGGTAGTGCTTTTAAAAAAATATATTTTGATGAAGTATTAAGTAGAGCAACATCTAAGTTCATTCCAGCAGAGGATGTAATTGTTCCTTACGGAGCATCCGACCTAGATAGCTGTGATCGAATTACACAAATAGTAAAACTATCTTTTAATGATCTAAGAAAAAAACAAATTTCAGGTTTCTATAGAGACATAGACATAAATTCTTATGAGGGATATGAAACTTCAAATATTCAAGAAAAGAAAAACGAAATAGACGGAGAAAGACCAAACGATTACAGCTCTGATGACATGACTGAGCTTTTAGAAATGCATGTTGATTTAGACATAGAAGGATTTGAAGATATTAATCCTAAAGACGGTCAACCCTCTGGTATTAGATTACCCTACATAGTTACAATTGATAGAGGATCTAATAAGGTTTTATCTATTTACAGAAACTATAATGAAGATGACTTATTAAGAAAAAAGAACGAATACTATGTACACTATAAATTTTTACCGGGCTTAGGTTTTTATGGGTTTGGTTTAATTCATATGATTGGTGGTTTAACAAGAACTGCTACCACTGCACTTAGACAATTATTAGATGCTGGAACACTATCTAATTTGCCAGCAGGTTTTAAATCTAGAGGTTTAAGAATACGAGATGACGATCAACCTTTGCAACCAGGTGAGTTTAGAGATGTAGATGCACCTAATGGTATTATTAGAGAAGCACTTATGCCGTTACCTTACAAGGGCCCAGATCAGACATTATTTGGTTTACTTGGTTTTTGTGTAGACGCAGGTAAGCAGTTTGCAGCAGTTGCAGATATGCAATTATCAGAAATAGGTAGCTCACAAACCCCTGTTGGAACAACCATGGCTCTAATGGAAAGAGGCACTAAGGTGATGTCTGCTGTCCACAAAAGACTTCACTACGCACAGAAAAAAGAATTCAACCTATTAGCTAAAATATTTAAACAAGTCTTACCCCCTATGTACCCTTACAATGTAGCTGGTGGTCCAAGACAAATAAAGATGTTGGACTTTGATGATAGTATAGACATCTTACCTGTATCAGATCCAAATATTTTTTCTATGTCTCAACGAGTCACGTTGGCACAAAATCAATTACAACTGGCACAATCTAATCCACAAATGCATAATCTTTATGAGGCATATCGTAGAATGTATATTGCTTTAGGTGTTAAGGATATTGAACAAGTTTTACCTGTTCCGCAAGGACCTCAACCAAGAGATCCTGCACAAGAACACAGTGTTGTTTTAATGGGACAACCGCTGCAGGCTTTTATGGAACAGAGTCACGATCTACATATTAAAACACATAGAACATTTATGTCCTCAGCTTTAGTTAAAACCAACCCCATGGCTGTCGTAAATTTAGTTTCACACATCAATCAACACGTATCTATGTTAGCTTCTCAAGTTGTAGACAAAGCTTTAATTGAAGAAGCAGAAAAATTACGTAAACAATTTGGCGATCAGATACCTCCACAAGAGATTCAAGCTCTACAAGCCAATAGACAAATGTTAATTGATGAGCAAATTATGAAAATTACTGAAACAATGGTTGCTGAAGAGGCAGAATCAATGCAGGAACAAAATGTTGACCCGCTAGTTCTACTCAAACAACAAGAATTACAACTCAGACAACAGGATTTGGAGCTTAAAGCACAGCAACAAGGTGAGCAACAAGGCTTAAGAGAGAATCAATTTGAATACAAACAAGATTTAGACGCTATGAAACTGCAAAAAGATTATGATTTGGCTGATTTAAGAGCTAGAGTAGCGTTGGAAAGGCAAAATGCCACTAAACAAGAAGGGTAAAAAGATAAAAAAGGCCATGGCAAAAACTTATGGCAAGAAAGAAGGGGCAAAAGTGTTCTATGCAAGCATAAACAAAGGTAAAATTAAGGGGGTAAAGAAAAAATGATGAATTTTTTAGTAGGACCCATCGCAAATATGGTGGGAGATGCAGTAAAAGGCTTCGTTGAGACAAAAAAAGCCAAAGCAGACTTAAAACTGACTGAGATTAAGGCACAGAAGACCCTGAAAGAGCAACAAATCGCCGGAAAAATTTCGTGGGAAGCTAGTGCAGTTGATCAAATGAAAGGGAGCTGGAAAGATGAGTTTGTTTTACTCGCTTTAATGGTTCCTGCAATTTGTGCCTTCCTTCCTTTTATGCAACCACACATTGAACGTGGGTTTCAGATTTTGGAAAGTTTGCCGGAGTATTATACCCACCTCTTATATTTGGCCTGCAGCGTCAGTCTGGGGGTTAGGGCAGCACCCGGTATTAAAGGTATGATTTCCAAGAAAAAATAATGGGAGTATGCATGAAATGCGATTGCCCATGTCATTGCACACAATCTTGTATTTGGTGTGGGTGTGTAGGATGCACTTGTAAAAATGAAAAAACCGAAGAGACTAACAAAGACAGTACCACCAAAAAAAGGACCAGTCCCACAAGGGTTGCAAATAAATTCCAATAAGATACAAATAGTTAAGATAAATAAAAAAGGCACTTAACTATGAAACAAACTTATTTTAAAATACCTGGGTGGTTTAATTACTCAGAATCTTACGATCATATTGTTGATTTAATACCAGATGATGGAAAGATAGTAGAGATAGGATCTTTTCTCGGCAGATCAACACATTATTTAGCAACATCTTTAATGAATGCAAATAAAGAGAATGTAAAAATTTATTGTGTTGATACTTTTGAAGGCTCTCCTGAACATGTAAATTTAAAATTACCAAATAATTTTTTTTCAATATTTAAAGAAAACTTAAAATTTTTTATCGGTCGGGAAATGGTAATACCTTATCAAGGCAGATCAGATAGTGAAGATATATTAAGTAAATTTGAAGACGGCAGTATTGACTACATTATGATTGATGGAGCGCATGAACATGAACCCGTGCTTGATGATATTGAAAACTGGTGGCCAAAATTAAAACCTGACGGTATAATGTTAGGCGATGATTTTGGTCTAGAGTCTGTCAGTGAAGCTGTTAGACAGATGATGACTAAACTCAAGACGGAAGGTTTTAGTGTAAATGGTAGTACAGAACAGACTTGGTTTACTTCTAAAGATTTACACTATAAAAAGTTAGAAAAACTTGTGCCTGGAATTAATTCTTTAGCATGAGCACGAGAGTTTTATACGAATATCAAAAACAATTAAAATTACTTTATCAACAACTGCTTGACGCTTTTACACAGGGGGTTGAAAGTTTTGAAGAATATAAGTATATTCAAGGTAAATTACATATGTTAAACATATGCCAACAGGAGCTTTCTCGCCTGCTGGATGAAGAGGAGAAAATAGATGACTAAAACTTTATATGTGCCAGATCACATTATGGATAAG